GCGGACATCATGGGGATTTCGCAACAGGCGGTGTCCCAAACTAAAATCCGCTATGGATTACCAAGGTCCGATGAAGAAATCACGGGCGTCAATCAAGAAAAGTAAAAAGGAACTATTAATGGAACGTATGACAAAAGTAATGGATGTGTTTGTAGATCAGATCACTTATGTGGGCAGCGCCTTTGGTGCTACAGACGAGGGGGAGCCGGTGTTTATCAACAAACGCATTGTCACTGCCGTGGGGATAGAGCACGGGGACAAGTTGAAAGTGCATGTGCTACCAAACTATGAGGACAAGCGGGACGATGTCCCGTGGCGAGCACTGAAGGCCGTGGTCCAAGGTTCGATATTCGAGGACGTATCTGACGAGCCCGAGGACGAACCTGAGTTGGAGCCAGTGCTGGAGCCCGAGCCTCAAGTGACAATGTCTGATCGCATTATAGATTTGCTCAGTGAGAGCGGCCCGATGCGGTCATCCACGATTGCGGAGCACTTGGAGATCGACAGCTCTGATGTGTCTTCGATGTGCCGTGGGCTGAACAAGCTGGGTAAGGTGGCAGCGGCTGAGATATACGGCGACCTCAACAACTCTCGCCCCTCTCACATTGTCTGGGCCTATGACATCAACGACTTTGACAATTTATAACGACTCAGCCGCAGGGCTGCATTAACTTAAAAAAGGCGACCCGAGTGCAAAGCTGGGGTCGCCTAGTATGGAGAATAGTGAACACCTTTATGGTATCACACTTCTTCTACATTCTCTAGAGCCTTGCGAATTAAGACGGAGAGTTGCCGTGCCATGGACCGTTGTTCGCGGTCCGCCAGTTGCCGTAGCTTCTCATGGTCCTCGAGTAGAAGTCCCACATTTCTGAACTTCGGCTCTTCTATCGTGCGTGATTTGCTCATGCCACCCTCATTACTTGTTGTCTGTATCTACCGCACTTGGGCGTTGGTTGCAACCACGTTTACGCGGATTGATAGAGTTGCGCAATTGCTCTGGCTCGTAGCTTTTGTTTCGGATCTCGGTGACGTCATGTCTTTTCATGTCACGGAGCAGCGCCGTTGCGACACCCTCATGGAACCCAAGCTTTACCATCTCGGCGGTGGCTGTCTTGATTGTGCGCAGCCCCTTCTTGAAATCAACGAACACCTCGATGATTTCGTCGTGTTCCTCTAGTCTGTCGGTCATATCAAATCCTTTCTCGGTTTGAGGGTGAGCCATTCTCTGGCCTCTTCGCCCAGAACTTTGGCGCCGATGTCGATCTTCGAGCGCAGCGCCGTTACAATCTTCTCATCGATGGAGTCAGGACAAATCAGATCGATGTATGTCACTGGGTTCACCTGCCCAATCCTGTGCGCTCGGTCTTCACTCTGCATTCTGAGCTCCAGATCATAAGAGTTGGCGTAGTATACACATAAATTTGCTTCTGTCAGCGTCAGCCCATAGCCAGCGGTGGCGGGGTTGCCGACAAAGAACCGCAGCGGGTGGTCAGGGTCTTGGAAGTTACGCACGATATTGTTGCGCTCTTCATCCGGTGTGTCCCCAAAGTAGGATGCTGCGGACCCTTCACCAAAAGTCTTGTTAAGCATTTCGGTGATCTGTTGTATGTCGTAACGGAACCGAGACCAGATGATTGCTTTGCCGTCATGTTCCTCCATGATCTCAGCCAGTGCATCCATGCGCTTGGATGGGAAGTACACCATCTCATCATCGTCGGTCTTCAGGTGACCGGACAGCACTTGCTGCATGCGTAGTATCTGGGTGATGACCGCAGGTGCGGTGACCAAGTCCCCATTATCGAGCATCGTCAGCGCCATGGTCCGCAGTTGCTCATACATCTTGAACTGTTCGTCGGACATGGGGACGTACCTGGCGGTGAACGTCTTCTCGGGCAGGTCCAGGCAGTCCTTCTTCAGGACCCTGAAGCTGTGCTTGTTCAGGTTATCCCCCAGCTCATCGAGGTTGCGGTATCCGACAACCTGCTGGAAGGAGTGGGCGCCCATCTTGCGTTGCTGCGTGACGGCGTACCTACCTTGGAATGCGTAATAGGAATCGTAGCCCAAGAGCCGAGGTCCGAGGAACTCGAACTGAGAGTATGCATCCATTGGCGACTTGGTAATTGGTGAGCCTGTCAGGATGCGGCGGTACTTGAAGCCGGATGCGATCTTCATCAGAGCCTTGGACCTCTTGGCCTTGTGGTTCTTGATGGTTGTGCTTTCGTCGATGGCGATCAGTCCGCGGTCCCCGAACTTCTTTGCCATCCACTCGCCGGCGGTACGTCCTTTGAGCGCGGAGAAAGCTTCGACATTCATGACGAAGATGGTCAGGCCGGCGAACGCATCTTTGACCGATGTCATTTCTGCCTTCTGCTTTTTGTTTGCAGAGGAGACCCAGCGAATCACTCGGTGGGTTACATTATCGGACAGGTGCTGCGGGATTTCCTTGGCCACCCAGTTGCGATACACACCCTTGGGAGCGATGATCAGGGCGAAATTAATTTCACCATTTAATGCCAGACCAGCGAGGTTATCTATCAAAACCTTTGACTTTCCTGTGCCCATTTCCATCAGGTAACCGTATGATTTCTTGTTCATACCTGCGTTCAAGGCATCAAGCTGGTGTTGGTATGGTTTTGTTTTAAAGAACTCCATTGACAACATCCTTCCCTTCATCTATGGTCCGGTCATGGTTAGCAAACAAGCTGGCCACAAGCAACCCTGAAGAGGAAAAAACTTATGATGGATATTTTTGAAGACATCTTTGACGAGGCTGGTGCGCTCGGCAGTGTAGATGCTAGCACCGGAAAGACCCTCAGTGATCTAGTGAGAAAGCTTCGCGCAGTCGAAGACAACATCTCTGACACTGAGCAACACCTCAAAGCTTTGAAGGCCGAGAAGCAAAAGCTATCGGTCGAGAACATCCCCGCGTTGATGGACGAGATGGGTGTGGAGCGTCTTGATGTGGACGGTGTTACCGTGACACGCAAGATGATGGTGCATGCTTCTATTCCGAAAGACCGGAAGGACGAGGCGTTAGGTTGGCTAAGGTCCGAGGGCCTCGATGACATTATCAAGAACGATGTCACTTGTTCCTTTGGCAAAGGCGAAGACAACATTGCGGGTGATGTGCTCGGCATGTTGCAGGAGCGTGGCTATGATGCTTCGGCCAAAACCTACGTTCACCCCATGACCTTGAAGGCGTTTGTCAAAGAGCGCATGGAGAGTGGTAAATCAATCGACCTTGATATGTTCGGGGCGTTTGTTGCTAACGCAGCAGAAATACGGAGGAAGTAATATGTTACGGATTCATAGAACAAGTAGCATGACTTTAGATGAAGTCAGAGATTCGTTGGACGGAGACATCACCTTAGATAACTCTATCCACACTTTGTTTATCCTTGAGAAACAGGGATACCCGATGATGCATCTGTTAGCGGTTATGCGTGAGCAGAACAACGACCACAATGAAACGATAAAGAAGATAATGGAGAAATCACAATGAGCACCGCAGTAGCAAAAGCAAAAGAGACTTCTATCTCTGCTGACCTGATGGACGACATCTTTGACAACGCTGGCGAGGGGGCATCCTTTGACAGTAGCGAGATGCAGATCCCGTTCGTCCGCTTGCTTCAAGCTTTGTCACCACAGCTGAACAAGAAGAAGGCTGAGTACATTGAGGGCGCATCCTCGGGTGACGCATTCAATAACGTGACCAACCAGTACTGGGATGGAGAAGCTGGGATCACAGTGATCCCCTGCTACCAGACCACCAAGTATCTTGAGTTCACACCGCGTGACATGGGTGGCGGCTTTAAGGGGGAGCTTCCTCCGAACAGCCCACTGCTTCAGCAGACCCAACGCATGGGCTCGAAAGAGATACTACCAAATGGTAACGAGTTGGTTAAGTCAGACCAGCACTTCTGTTTGATCGTTGATGCGGATGGCTCTTTGCAGCCTGTGGTCATCGACATGAAATCCACGCAGCTGAAGATCAGCCGCCGCTGGAAGACGCAGATCGCCATGCAGAAGATGAAGAACCCCAAGACAGGTCAGCTGGTTACGCCACCTGTGTTCGCTACCATGTGGAAGCTGCGCTCTGTTGAGGAGTCCAATGACCAAGGTTCGTGGGCCAACTGGACGCTCGAGAAGGTGGGCCTAGTCGAGGACCGTGACACGTTTATGGAGGCTAAGAGTTTCCGTGAGTCGGTGGCTGCGGGTGAGGCCAAGGCTGCGCCTGAAGAAATGCCAGCTGACAACTCCGTCCAAAGTGACGACATTCCATTTTGAGTATTGGGTTTAGCTAACTTAGCTAAGTCTCGGGGCGGGGCAACAACAGTTCCGCCCCCAACAATAATCAAAGAGGAGCACACATGTCATTGGCGAAAAGATTACTCGTGGCATTCGAAGGCTCGGATGCGGCGTACGGGGAGACGACCGTTGGCGCTATTGGCCGCAAGGGTAAAGCCGAGGCCAAGAGCTTTGTCCGTCGAGGCAAGGTGACAGAGGCCCAGGCCCAAGCTCACATTGACGGCAAGCAAGGTATCGGTGCGATCCCAATTACCACAACACCTGCGAACCAGTGCCGTTTCGGTGCGCTGGACATCGACGTATATGTTCTGGATCACGCTGCACTGCAGCGCAAGATACAGGAACTCAAGCTGCCGTTGTTTCACTGCCGCACCAAGTCGGGCGGCGCTCACTTGTATCTGTTCATGCAAGAGTGGCAGCCAGCGTCCGTGATCCGTGAGCATCTGACGGAGATGTCCATTGCTCTTGGTTTCTCTGGCTGTGAGGTGTTTCCAAAGCAGGACGAGATCTTGGTAGAGCGGGGCGACCTCGGAAACTTCATCAACATGCCGTACTTCAACGCGGAACAAACCACCCGCTATGCTTTCAACAAGAAGGCAGAGGCCATGGAGCTCGAGGAGTTCTTGGACAGTGTGGAAAAGAACCGAGTGACGATGCCCGATCTGGATGCGCTTGATCTTGCGGGGTCCAAGGAGCACTTCACTGATGGGCCGCCATGTCTACGGCTGTTGGTGGCTACGGGAACTGTGGGCGACATGCGCAACAACACCCTCTTGCAGATGGGTGTCTATGCCAAGCTCAAGTACAGCGACACTTGGGAGAAGGTGGTTGAGCAATACAACCGCGCCTTCATGGAACCCATGCTGGATTCGCAAGAGGTGCTGGGCATCATCAAGCAGCTGAAGAAGAAAGACTACTTCTACACCTGCAACATCGAGCCCTTCTGTTCACACTGTGACAAAGAGGTCTGCCGCACCAAGAAGTTTGGCGTGGGCGGGGACAGTGAGAGCAAGGCACAGGTTGGTGGGCTAACAGTTATCCTGTCTCAGCCGCCGTACTACTTCATGGATGTGAACGGCAAGCGTGTCGAGCTTACAGTGGACGAGCTGCACAACCAGTCGCTCTGGCAGAAGGCCTGTCTCATGCAGATTAATTTTGTCCCAGCTACGATGAAGTCCCAGGACTGGACGTCGATGCTGAACGGCATGCTCAAGCAGGCAACATACATTGAGGTGGAGCGAGAGCTAACCTTGACGGGGCGCTTCGAAGACTTGACCCGATCCTACTGCAACGGCAGCGCACAGGCGTATGACCCTGCGGAACTGGAGACGGGCAAGCCGTACCACGATGATGGTCGTGTGAAGTTCAAGATTGAGGGGCTGGTTAATTTCTTGAAGAACCGCAACCACCCCTGGGCCGACAACCGTGCCAAGCTGCAGGAAGAAATCAAGCGCCTCAACGCGCATGAGGATTTCAGTGGAGTGCAGCGGTACAAGTTGGCTGACGGCAAATGGAAATCGATCCGCGTTTGGTGGGTTCCAGAAATGAAAGAGGAAGACATCGATCTTCCCGTAAAGGAGATAAACAATGACATTCCCTTCTGATCGTTTAATCACAGTCAAAGACATCTCTGACTACATGCAGGTCACACCGGCGGCTGTCTACAAGTGGATCAAGGACGACAAGATGCCGTCCCCTCTCCGGCTAGGCCAAGGTTCGAGGCCCACGCTTCGCTGGTCACCACAGGTGATCAATACATGGCTGGAGGAGAACACCACATGATTGAGAACAGCACACAGATCTTTGGGCCTCCAGGCTGCGGGAAGACGGAGCGGCTGATGCAGATCATCGAGCAGCATCTCGAGGCTGGCATGAATCCGCAAAGCATTGCGTTTGTTTCGTTCTCTCGCAAGTCGATTCAGGAGGCGAAGGAACGGGCCAAGGCGCGTTTTAATCTTGACGACAAGCAGCTGGTAAACTTCCGCACTCTGCATTCGACGGGGTTCTCTGGTCTGCAGATCAAAAAAGATGATGTCATGAACCCTCCAGACTACGAAGAGCTAGGCCGGATGTTGGGCGAGGACTTTGTTATGAACGCGCAGCCGGAGGACGGCATGTTGATCCCGTCGGATCTGCGCCGCGGCAGCAAGTACATGAGGATCATTGACCGTGCGCGTTACCGCATGATTGATCTGGGCCAAGAGTGGAAAGAGCATGACACCTCGGACATATCCTTGTTCAAGTGCAAGCAAATCTATGACCAGCTGATTGAGTACAAGTCGAAGCTTAGTAAGCTGGACTTTGTGGACATGATCGACGTGTATATACAGACGTGTACACCACCCAGTCTTCAGGTCTTGATTGTGGACGAGGCTCAGGATCTGACACCCTTGCAGTGGAAGATGATCCAGCACATGGCAACCAACACTGACGAGGTGTGGATTGCGGGGGACGATGACCAAGCCATCCACCGGTGGACAGGCGTTGATGTTAAGCAGTTTATAAGCATGTCTCCGAACCGGATCGTTCTGGAGCAGTCTTATCGTCTGCCCAAGAAGGTGTTCGACGTTGCCCAACGCGTGGTGCGCAGGATCAAGGACCGAGTACCGAAAGAGTACGCACCAACGGATCGTGAGGGCTCTGTCACTTGGCACTATGATGTGACCCAACTGCCCTTGGACACCGGGTCTTGGACGCTGATGTGCCGGATTAACTCATACGTTAACAGCATGGCCAAGCAGGTCGAGGAGATGGGGTACTACTATTCTGTGAAGGGCAAGCCTCCGATTACCAAGGAGCAGGCTGCGGCGATCCAAACATGGCGCGACCTTGCTGCCGGCAAAGCTGTCGAGTTGTACAGGATCCGGTACATGTACGAGGCAGTGCCCAAGCAGGGGGACAAGGCGGTTGTAAAGCGCGGCGCCAAGAAGTTGTTGGACGCTGCCGACCCAGAGGGTACTTTGACTATGGCAGACTTAGCCAATGAGTTTGGTCTACTCGAGCAGCCTAATCTATTGGGCGAGTACAGAGATGCGTTTGATGTACTAGGATTTGGTAGGAACATGCAGACGTATCTGCGCCGCATCGAGAACTCAGGCGAGGATCTATCCAAGCCGCCGCGCATCAAGTTGTCCACGTTCCACGCCATGAAGGGCGGCGAGGACGACAACTGCGCAGTGTATCTTGGCACTACCAAAGCGTGTGAAGAGACATCATACCCTGACGATGAGCATCGAGCGTTCTACGTTGGCATCACCCGTGCGCGTGAAAACCTGCACATCATTGAAAGCAGAAAGAAATATAGGTATCCGCTATGACTCCATTTAACGCCGTCGCAACACTTCTAGCAGAATTCTCAGATAAGACTGACATCAGCCCGGAAGTCCGGAAGAAGATGATGAAGAAAAGAGTTGGCGAGTTGGTGCAGGAAATTCTTGCTGCGGAAAGCGAAAAGGTTGGTGACCCACCCTTTAATCTTGTGCCTTGGTACTATGAGTGTTCTTGCGGTTATGAGTGGGTTTGTTGGTGGGACAAATATTCACAGGACATGTGCGAGAAATGCGGCAAACACGTTTTGCCTGAAAAGGAGACGATACAATGAAACGAGATCAAGTGTTAACCACCGCCGAAGGGTATATCAATGGACAGAGGGCCGAGGACTACGGGGATGCATACGAGAACTTCGAGCGCATCGCCGAGGGTTGGAACATCGTAATCAGGAACGCCATGACCACTCATGGACACATCACACCGCAGCACGTTGCGCTGATGATGGACTGGGTGAAGACGGCGCGGCTGCTCAACGATCTGAGTCATGACGATTCATGGATTGATAAGTGTGGATACAGCGCGTTGGGTGCAGAGTTTACCGACAGGGAGAACGAGATATCGAAGCGTTTGGATGAATACTTAAAGATAAAAGGCTGAGGAACATGGCAAGAGACCGTAAAGATAAGAGCACTATTTCATTCTTCGAACGCATGGATTTGGGCGAGAAGCTTGTGCCGGACTGGAACATCCCACCGGAGTTTCCTGACCTGACAAAGTATCCTCAGATCGCGATCGACCTCGAGACATGCGACCCCAACCTGATGACCATGGGCCCAGGCTGGGCGCGTAAGGATGGTTTCATTGTTGGCATCGCTGTAGCTGCGGGCGACAATGCTTGGTACTTCCCGATCCGTCACGAGAACGGACACAACATGGACCCCAAGATGACACTGAAGTGGCTGCGCAAACAGATGGCTACGCCGCACATCGACAAGCTGATGCACAACGCCACCTACGATGCGGGTTGGCTGCTTGCAGAAGGGGTCGAGGTCCAAGGACGGATCATCGATACCATGGTTGCTGCGCCCTTGGTGGACGAGAACCGTTTCTCCTACAGCCTGAACAACCTTGGTCGGGACTACATCGACATGCGCAAGGACGAGAAGATGCTTCGCGCTGCGGCAAAGGACTGGGGCATTGACCCCAAGGCTGACATGTGGCGGCTGCCGCCATCGTACGTTGGAGCGTACGCCGAGCAGGATGCGTTCATGACCATGAAGCTGTGGGACAGATTAAAGACAGAGATCACGTCTCAGGAGCTGACACACATCTTTGATCTGGAGACCTCGCTCATCCCACTGATGGTACAGATGAGAGCCAATGGTGTGCGCGTGGACATTGACAAGGCGGACATCGCCAAGAAGGGGCTGCAGGAAAAAGTTGCAGAGTTAAAGGCGGACATCAAGCACAAGACTGGTGTGGCCATAGAACCGTGGGCCGCGGACAGTGTACGGCAGGTCTTTGAGGCGCTGAACCTAAGCTACCCCAAGACGGACGCTGGTGCTGCCTCGTTTACCAAGCAGTACCTGAACGCTCACCCGCACGAGGTGTGCCAACAGATCGTAAAGCTGCGTGAGTTTGACAAGGCGGACAGCACGTTTATCGACTCGATCCTGCGGCACTCGCACAAGGGGCGCATCCACACAGAATTTCACCAGCTGCGCTCCGATGACGGCGGCACGGTGACGGGGCGTTTCTCTTCTTCGAACCCCAACCTACAGCAGATTCCTGCTCGGGACCCTGACATCAAGAAGTTGATCCGTGGTCTGTTCATTCCAGAAGAGGGGCAGATGTGGGGGTCGTTTGACTACTCAAGCCAAGAGCCGCGGTTGCTGGTTCACTTCGCTGCGTCCATGCCTGACAACATGCGCAGCCCTGTGGTGGATACGATCGTTGAAGAGTACCACAAGGGCGACGTCGACCTACACCAGATGGTGGCGGACATCGCAGGCATCACTCGTAAGCAAGCCAAGGTGGTGAACCTCGGCATCATGTACGGCATGGGCGTTGGCAAACTGGCGGCGCAGCTGGGCGTATCAAACGAGGAAGCCAAGAGCATCATCGAGGAACACCGCGACAAGGTTCCGTTCGTTAAGCAGCTAGCTACGGCTGCAAGTTCGCAGGGCGAGAAGCACGGACAGATCCGCACAATTCTTGGGCGCAAGTGCCGTTTTCATTTGTGGGAACCGACGACTTACGGCTACAATAAACCCATGCCACTCGAGGACGCGCGGAAAGAATACGGTGGATCGCTCAGAAGAGCGTTTACTTACAAGGCGTTGAACAAACTGATCCAAGGTTCGGCAGCCGACCAAACAAAGAAGGCGATGGCTGATTGCTTTGCCGAGGGTTTGGTTCCAATGCTAACTGTTCACGACGAACTTTGTTTTTCGGTGGAAAACGAGGAGCAGTCTGCTAAGATAAAAGAGATCATGGAGACTGGTCTTCCGTTGAAGATACCGTCTAAGGTTGACGACGATATTCCTGCCCTGCGTGGGCTTCCAAATAACTGGGGAGAGGTCGAATGAAATTCGAATCAGAAATCAAAACGCTCGGGTTCAAGGACATGCATGAAGAGCAGGCTCAGGCGCTGCTTAACTTGGTGGATGCAGCTCTTAACCTTGCGGCAGCCACCGATTGTGACATCGTGTTCAACCAGATGCATGAGATTGCTGAAGACACAGTCATCCTGTTCGGTGGCACCGGCATAGATGTAAAGTTCAAGGCGGACTACTGACCGGAAAGCCTCTGTGCAATCTCTGAGTTTCTCAGCTGATCAATCAAGTTACCGCCCAATAGTGAGGGTGACGGAGGTGTTGTTGCCGCCGGTGCTTGCGGAGCCTGTGGGGCCGCGGGCGCTGGCACTGGACCAGTAGCGGGAGCGGCAGGCGCTGCTTCTTGCACACTATCAAAAAGATTAGGTTCAGTCGTGGGCACTTCTATTGAGGGAGATGCCGCGTCAACAACTTCCGACTGACGTTTACGGAAAAGCTCGGGGGACAAAGGCTGCATCATGCGGCTTGCAGAAAGTTGACCAAACTCTCGAATAGGAATGTCTTGGATTCCAGTGAGCCGTGTGCGGCCCTCTTGAGACTGCATGACCACACTTTCTAAAGTTTCTTTAGCTGCAGTGCCTGGGTAGAACTTGCCCTGCATAATCACACTGACCTCCTTGGAACCAAGCTTGGCCTTACTAACTAGGTTGCGCATGATTTCTTGCTCACTAAGACCCAAGGTCCGAGCACCTTGGATGTGGTTGTAGAGCTCTGACTGTACACGATACAGGCCATCAAGATATTCGTTCCATCCCTCTATCATATCTGCAGGTGTGTTGTCTGCGCGGAGGATACTTCTGTTAGCCTGCGTTTTGAGGCTGCTTCGTTTCGGAGAGTACTCTTTACCTACAAACTCGAAGTCTTGCCGCAGGTTGAGTTTCATCGGAGTGAACCCAGTAACCTGACGAGCAAGTTCTTCATACGAGTTGTAGTCCTGACCACGAGCCCCTGGTGTGTTCATCATAGCTCGGTTCAAACGGCCCGGTTCAATTTCACCTTTCTTGCCTTCGAGTGCAAGTTTCAAGTAAGCGGGGGCCAGACTGTCCATGATGTGCGTAAAGCCACGCTGAACTTTTGTTCCTAGATCGTCGTTCTCTTCATATATTCTAGAACCCATCGAGGTGACGCCGCCACGGCCAACACCAGGGAACCCTTCGGACGGCAGCGCATCTCGCACACGCTCAAACACAATCGATTCCGAGGCAAACGGATCAGCAAGGGAAGAGATCGAGGACCAAGCAGCACTGGCCAACTGATCTGCTTCAGACGCATCCAGACGGCCCTTCTCTTGGTATGTTCGAATGGCCGCCGTGACAGCATCCGTAACAAAACTATACGGTGCCACGTAGCTGAGATCCATCCACTCGTAGCTGCCTTTGCCGTCATTATCAAGAATGACTAAGTCATGACCGTCGAGGTAGTCAGCAACATTCTCGTGCAGACGATCCATCTGTTCGTCAGTTGTGCCGGTGGCGTTCATTGAAGCGCGGACCATGGCCTTTGGCACCATGGTTGCAACAGAAGCTAATCCTATCATCCTTTGTAGGCCTTCTGCCCGTGTCATACGAACAATAGCATCTGCTTGTTGCTTATTGCCGTTTAAGGCAGCAATAAGCCCCTCATCCGCCACAGCTGACAACTCTCTTAGGGCCTGCGTAAATATATTTGTAATGTTACGAATGTTTTCCGACGCAAAAGATGTAAAGTTACCAAACGGTAAGGTTCGGTCTACGGCTGTGACAAGGTCTCCAAGCTCGCTATATGTAGGCATAAATGCTTTAGCTCTGTCTGCCGCGATAACTTCATTTGGAGTCAGCTCGACAACCGCTTTACGTTTTGGTGCGCCTTCAGCTGATTTGATAGGAGTTAACGCTTCGCTTCTTG